ATGTGTGCAAGAGTATGATCCATCGAGTAAGTGTCCCACTTATCAATTTTTACAGAGATCTCTTGCTCTCCATCGTCTCTAAAGTTTCCAATTTGTACTTTCATAGTAGTAAGTTTGCCTTCCCTTCTAAGTAGTTATCTTCAACCTCTACGTGAGTCATAGTGCAATAAAACTTATCACCGTAGCTGTCAATTTTTCTAGCAGGGTAATTGTTATCAATGTACCACTGCCTTTTTTGTTCCCATTCCATTAAGCCCCAGTTCTCTGGTGCTGGTTTAGGAAATCCGTGGTGCCAGCCTTGCGGCGGGTCTATCATTAATACTGTTTTCTTACCCATAAATATTCTCCTTCTACGCCTCATGTTTTACCTTTCTACACTCAAGTAGTGCGTTCATACTATAGCGAACTCCATATAAGTCATCATTTGCCTTTATGGAGAAGGCTAACCAAATTAATAATAAGACTCTAAGATAAACCAATGAGTCCCCAACCGTGATTTGCTACTGCGTTAAGTATAATTGCCATACAAGTAACCATATGTGTAAGCCACCAGATGCTACGAATAACTGCAATAGTGTTTGCTTGTCTATCAGTTTCACCTACCTTCTCTCCTAGGGACTTCGCCCATATTCTCCACCACATTCTAATTTTACTCCAAGTTCTTAGCTTCATTACCAGCTCCTAACGATGTTCCACATAATAATGTAGGCACAGGCTAGGTTTGAGAGTACGATGAAAGTACGAATAGCTGAGATAAAGTTCTCGTTGCTAGCATCATACCCATCTTCTTCATCAAACGAACCCAATGCGTGTTTCCATAGTGTCCAGAACTTAGCCATTAATTCTCTCCTTATACCAGTCATTGAACGCTGTAAAATCTTCTTCTAATTCAAACCTTACAGTATCACCATAGATGTCTGTAAAGCGTTTAATATCATACCGCCATTTGAAACAGTGGTCTTTACACCACTGAGTTACTTCACTACGAAGGTCGGTGTGAGTATGGCTCTCAAAGTAATTTGCCATCTTCCATTTGTTTTTATGGTCTACAATCTCTTGAGGGGTCATCGGCGTACCTAAACATTCGTTGCAAAGATAAATTTTATCTTCGTGGTTAAATCCATAATCAATAATTACACCACAATCATTACACAGTAGTGCACCAGTGCCGTTATTGAACTTTACTATTTTCATAACTTTGAACTATCATTCTCTTCAATAAATTTTTTCATTTTGTTGTAGCTTTTGCGGTCTTCCCACAATGCTTGCTCATCTCTGGTCTGTAGTATTATGCCCCAAGAAAGGGCTACAAAGAAAATGATAGCTATCAACGCAACTATAAAATCTAACATTATACATTCTCCCATAATAAATCTGTGAGTATGTCCTCGAACGCATAGGCTTCAACTTCCCAAGGAGTCTCCATGTAGTCAAGGTCTTTGCAGTCAAGGTTTACTTCATTGTGTTTCCAAACGTGGTCAATCATATTGATCTGACCCCTACAAAATTGTTTAGCATGAGTGAGTTCATGCGCAAGGTTACTGGCAATCTCGTGGTCTTTATAAGGGATTTCTTCGTCGTCGAGCATCCAGTGCGTTGCTACACTTACGACTGATTCTTCTTCATCACCCATGCAAAAACCTGCATGAGAGCCAAGTTCTTCACCTTCATCTACAAACTTCTTTAGCTCAACAAAGATAGTGTAGTCTGTATCGAAGTCGAACAGGGCTACTACACACTCATCAATGAATGTGTGGAACTTCTTTGAATCTTTGCCTTCAGTGTATACGTTAATCATGTCTTTCTCCCAGTTAATATAGATATTATACGCCTATTTGGGCAAGTTGTCAAGAAGTAAAAGTAACTTTCTCTGAGTAAAAGTCCAGATAATTGGGCTTTTCTTTAGAATAAACGCAACACCAGTTACGTCTAGGTTTGTCGGAATAATTGTGTCCCGAACAGTGAATTGTGTTGCCGTCTAATACAAGAATGTCACCTGCCTTTAGTTCAGGCTGTACCCATTTCTTTTTATCCAGCAATCTTATATCTTGTTGGTCATCGAGTATCCAGGTAAAGTTGAGAGTTTCAAAGTTACCTGTAGGATCTTGTCCGTACTGACTATCTCTGTGAGGTTCAAATGCAAACTCTTCTTTCGGCATTTTTACTACCACCTGGTCGTTGTACATATAGAATGTATCGCCCAGCTCTTTCCTTGCTAGTTCTAGCATGAACTTACTCTCAAACATCATCTTCAAAGGTCTGCTGAGCCTGCCTGATGTTTCTATGCCCTGCCAGTAAGTACCTGAGCCTAAGTCGCTACGGGTTCCGACCAAATTGTTCTCAAGTAGCCAAATTTTTAAGCGCAAAGTCTCTCTCTGGGCTATCTCCAGGTAGGTAGAAGGAATAATATTTCTTAGTATTTTATATCCATTTTGCATTGTCGTTTACGCTCTCTCTGTTTGGCAGCAGCTTGCTTTCGCTGTCGCTTAGTAGTTTTCTTTTCGTGGTACTGTTTTTCTTTGTAGTCAAACAGTTTGTTGCTATCGTTTATCTTCCTACGAAAAATACGTAATGCTTGTTCTATGTTTCCGTTTCTTACTTTAATCGTCATCTGTATCCCTTGTAAATATGTAAAGAAATAACAGACCAAATATCAAAGCAATTGTTGTGGGTTCTGGCATCATTTCTTAAACCTATATCCTCTCTTCCTGAGATATGCTACTTGGTTACGAATCGCTTGAGCAGAACGTCCTGGCAACATATCTTCCATTGTTTCTATGGTTTGGTGAAAGTAGTGGGTAGCAAGTGTCTTACGTTCTTCATCTGTCCACGGCTTTCTTTTATATTTTTTCATCGGAGTATTATATCGAAAACGAGATGTTATGTCAAGAACTTTTTATGAGATGTTAAAAAAATATCTTGACTTTTGAGTTGGTATAGAGTATAATTCACGAAGTAGAAATAGAAAATTATTCGGCATTTGAAAGAAAGTTCTTGACTTATTACTTATGTTTGCGTATAATAGTCATTCTAAAATGGAAATACCAATCCAAGTAACGGAGAATTAAATGGTTATGGAAATTGCAATCTTTATCTTTTGTTTAGTGGGGTGTGGGCTTACAAGCCACGCTCTGGGTAAGCAAGAAGGTATTGAAACAACAATAGAACACCTAGTAGATCAAGGGATGTTAGAACTTGAAGAAGAATGAGCTTAAAATCACAGTAGAGTATAACGGGCTAGTATCAGACCCAATATACAAAGTAGAGGATAATCACAGTCTGTATATGCGTACACGTGATAAACGAGTAGCAGAACAGTGTTACAACGAACTTAAATTAGAATACAGTAGAGGACAAAAAAATGCCAGCTAAGTTTAAAGAATCAACAGCAAAAATCGTAAACCGTAGAAAGGTGGGCATGATCCACTACTACTTGAAGAATACCTCTACAGACGAGTTGGTAGAGGCTATGTTAAATAGCAACACTAAACCAAAACACAAGCAGAAGTATCGTAACGAGCTTGTAAAGAGAGGCTTCGACCTTGGACTTATTAATCAGTAAAGATTATAAAGAGCAGTTAGAAAACGAACACAAAGATCAATTATGGGGCGGAACAGGTAGATCACACGCTAAAGGTATACTAAAAATAGCAAGAGAGTACAGTTGCTTTGATGCTCTCGACTATGGAAGTAGTAATCATAAAGACTGTCTTAAGAGACACTTTCAGAGAAACTACCCAGGTCAGTTATTACTGTATGAATATGACCCTGCCGTTCCTAGTAAGTCAGCTCTTCCTGCTCCAGCTCATATGGTAATATGTACAGATGTACTAGAACATATAGAGCCAGAATTATTGGATAACGTACTTGAGCATATGAGAGATTGTATGCTCAAGTGCGGTTTTTTCGTAATTAGTACAATTCCAGCATTCACTGCTTTGCCAGACGGCAGAAACGCACACTTAATTATAAAGAGTAAGGATTGGTGGAAAGACAAACTCAACGAGTATTTCATTCTAAGAACAATGACATATACTCAAAGCGAAGTAAGGTTTAAAGTAGAGAAAATATGAATATAGTCATTTATGGGAAAGACGGCTGTGTGTACTGCGATATGGCATACAGTCTTGCTGAGAAAAAGGAAGCGTATATTTCTGTCAAAAAGCTGGGCAAAAACTATACGGTTGAGGAGTTTACCTCTAAGTTTCCTTACGCCCGTACAGTACCACAGATAGTGGTAGATGGCGAACATATTGGAGGCTACCAAGACCTCAAAGATTACTTAGGCAAACAGCCCGCCTCATAAGTGGCTGAACAACACCGTCTACCGAAAGGAGACACAGAGCGTTCCGAAAGGACGCAAGGAGTAAAATGATGACTACTACACAACAGCTATCAATGGCAGACCTGCCGAAATTTTTCTTAGGGTTTGACCGAATGCACGAACAGTTCCTTAATAATACTTTTGATAATGGCTATCCTCGTTACAACGTAATCAAGTCCGGTGAAACAGGCTACTTAATTGAGCTTGCTATACCAGGATGGGATAAAAAAGATATTGAAATCAGCCTACATCAGAATATCTTGAGTATTCAAGGCACTCGCAAGCAAACGACCAAAGATGAAGAAGTGTACCTCCACAAAGGATTGAGTGGTAAATGTTTCAAAAGAACTTTTCAGGTCGGAGAATACATCGAACTAGAGAAGGCATATATGGCGCGAGGACTGCTATGTATCCAACTAGAAGAACGTATTCCTGCTGAAGCGATGCCAAAATACGTTGATATAGGCTAACTATATCACAAGCTAAATTAAGGAGAACTTGAGTGAAAAACCTTCGAGAAAACGAACACGTGTGCGTTTTTTGCGATCTTGCTACGGCAGTGTTCGCATTGTGTGCACCAATACCAGTAATCTATTACTCAGTAATACATTACGGCTTATAAAGGAGAAAAACAAAGTGGATAGAGCAGCAGTTTTTGAGCAGCTAAAGATTGATGAGGGAGTAGTGTATGAACTCTATAACGACCATCTTGGGTATCCGACATTTGGAGTCGGGCACCTCGTACTTGAAAGTGACCCCGAGTACGGAAGCCCAATCGGAACCCCAGTCTCAGAAGAAAGAGTTGAAGAGTGTTTCGATCGTGACCTCGATACAGCAATCTCAGAGTGTCACGCTTTATACGGACAGGGGGATTTTGACGGACTACCAGACGAAGTACAAGGTATACTTGTTAATATGATGTTCAATATGGGGCGAACTCGTCTTTCAAAGTTTAAGAACATGAACAAAGCTATCGCTAGAGCAGATTGGAAAGAGGCGGCAGTTGAGGGGCGTGATTCACTTTGGCATAGACAGGTTACTAACCGAGCAGAACGACTGATGTCAAGGTTAGAGAATGTCTAAAATCTTATTAGGCGTTATAGCAGCGATTGGTAGTGCGGGTTTCCTGTACTACCAGTTCGCTGTTATTCCTATGAAAAATAAATTAGAAGAGCAAGCAGCAGTGATTATTGCCCAAGACCTGCGAGATCAAGAGCAGAAGGCTACAATAGCCGCAATCACACTGAATGCAGAGAAAACAGCAAAAGCTAGTGCTGCACTGCAACAACAGAATCAGCAGTATGAGGCTGAGATGTCTGAATACCTAGATATTTTTCGTAGGCATAACCTTGCTAAAATAGCCAGTGCAAGACCTGGGCAGATACAAGCTCAGGCAAACCAGAGAACAAAGGAGGTATTTGATGCGATTGAAGACGTCAGTAAGTCTATTAGCAATCCTAACCCTTAGTGGTTGTAGTTTGCTACAAGTACCGCCAAGACAGGTGGAAGTTATAAGTAAGCCCGTGCAGATAGATATTGTACAGCCTACCATGCCTCGACCTTTGAACCTCAAAGAACCCAAGTGGTATGTAGTTTCGGATAGAAAAATACCGAAAGAAGAACGTACCTACATGGATAAGTTTGAGGAAGATATTAAAAAGAAACATGGGGGAGACCTCGTGTTTGTCGCAATGACAGTTGCAGATTATGAGCTAATGGCTTATAATACGCAAGAAATCAAGAGATACATTAGCCAGTTAGGCGAAGTAATTGTATATTACAGAGAGGTGACTACGAATGAAAAAGAGGAATCCAGTAGCGAAGTTCCAGCGAAAGTACAATAAAGCTAAAGTATTTAAAGATCGTAAGAGAGAAGCAAAGAAGAAGGGCGAACTACACACGTATAAGGAAGAAGAGTGAGAATATTTATAGGTCATGACTCACGTCAGCCTCAGAACACGCTAGTATGTATGAAGTCTATAAAAAGATTCGGGCATCAAGCGGAAGTTATTGATCTTCGAGAGATGCAGTCTCTCGGATACGATAGAGAAGAAGACGGCTCCACAGAGTTCACCTACACAAGGTTTCTCACACCACTTCTTGCAGGCTATGAAGGAGTGGCATTATTTTGTGATAGTGATTTTGTTTGGAGAAAAGATCCTGCGCTAGTTTTGCAACACCTTACAGATGCTCCTGTAACTTGCGTAAAGCATCTAGTAAAGCAGGTGCGAGAGAGTAGAAAGTTTAACGAACACGAAAATGTTTGGTATCCAAAGAAGTGGTGGTCATCAATGATGGTCTTTAATTGTGAACACGAAGATTGTAGAAATCTTACGATAGACACAGTAAACACTGAAAGCGCATCTCACCTTCATAGAATGGAGTGGGCAAGTGAAATCGGTAGACTAGACGAAACATATAATTATTTAGTGGGTTATTATGATTTTTATGATGACCCAGTAGCAGTGCATTTCACAGACGGTACTCCTATGTACCAGAGGTACGCACAAGATGACTTTGCAGGAGAATGGAATGACCTTAGACGAGTTTAAAGCATTTATTGATGGAAAAAGTATAGCAGTAGTAGGAAATAGTTTAGACGCGTTGTCTAGTGAACAAGGCGAGCAAATTGATAGTGCAGACCTTACTTTACGTTTTGGTAAAGGAGCACCTCCTGCACCTGAGCTGTTCGACAGGGTCGGTAGTAGAACTGACATATGGGCAACAGGACAGTTAAGAATGCTAGGTTATAAGTATCTAGAACCTGATATGCCTATCCTGTTCAACCCTTCTCGCTACAATACTTTTTTAGGTTTCCCACCAGATTCCGTACATATGTTCACAGAGGACACTATCGAGGGTTTCCAAACAGAGTACGGTGCAAAAGACGGTAAAAGACTCTCTGCGGGTGCGATAACAGCTTTGTTCCTTGATCGTGTAGCAAACAACTGGGGAAGCGTAACATACTATAATTTTGATTGCTTTACAAGACATACAATGTTTTATAGCAATCTCACAGAGTCCAATGTTCCAGCAAGCAGCTGGCACTTACCTCTTATCAAACCAGAGCACGAACCAGAAAACTGGATGCCTGAGGACGGAAACATTGCCCACGACTCCGATGCAGAGATAGCAGTATTCAAAGACTGTCTTAAACGAGTCGGTACTCTGTGGAGAGGTAAACCTCTAACAAACAATCCAACATACCTAGAAACACCTTATATTCAGATGACCGGTGGACGAAGACCTCCGAGGTGGGATTAAAATAGTTCTTGACTCTCTCCTTGAAGTTTAGTATAATAGTTGTCTAAATTTACGGAGAATACCATTGAATTTATTTTACCTTGACCAAGACCTCGACAAGTGTGCCGAGTATCACGTTGACAAGCACATTGTAAAAATGCCCCTAGAAGTAGCACAGCTATTGTGTACTGCTATCTGGGTAGACGAGCATCTAGGGTTTGTACCTCGCGCTCTTGAGAAAGACGAGCGTGATCACTTGAATGCTTTGAAGAAAGAAATCAAACACCTTCCTATGGAAGAACGACCACTAACCCCGTATCTACCGATGATGTACAATCACCCTTGCACTATCTGGGTACGCTCATCGCTAGACAATTTTGAATGGACACACTGTTATGGTAACGCTCTTAATGACGAATATCATTATCGCTATGCGAAACAACACAAGTCGATTGTGGAAGTGGTTAACAAGCTACCAGAGCCACGGAATCTACCAAGACGAGGATTCACAGAGTTCGGACTAGCAATGCCAGACGAGCTTAAAGATTACGACAACCCAATTCAGTCTTATCGAGACTATTATCACCTCGACAAAGCTACCTTTGCCGTTTGGTCGCACAGATCAAAACCCGACTGGTGGAACGAGGACTACGCAGACTACGAGAAAAGGATCACAGCTAAATGAGCCAAGTAAAACTTATATCAACATCTTCGCCTAATATCTTATATGATATTGCGTATATGGCTAGAGTATCTAATCCTAGCAACCAGAACAATACAGAGACAAATGAGAAACTGATTCGGTATCTCATTAAACACAAACACTGGTCTCCTTTTGAGATGGCGAGTGTTGCAATCGAGATCAATACGACTCGAGACATTGCACATCAGATAGTACGGCATCGAAGTTTTGCTTTTCAAGAGTTTAGCCAAAGATACGCTAACCCAGACGAGCAAGGCTATCCGTATGTAGTACGAGAAACCAGACTACAAGATGCCAAGAATCGTCAGAACAGTATTGAAAGTGATGATGAATTACTACACCAACACTGGGTAGCACAACAGCAGAAAGTAATTGAATCAGCAAGTGCAGCTTATAACTGGGCACTGGAGAACGGTATAGCCAAAGAACAGGCTCGTGCTGTACTTCCAGAAGGTCTAACAAAGACTCGTTTGTATATGCAGGGCACAATACGTTCTTGGATTCACTACATAGATGTACGAACTACCCCAGGCACACAGAAAGAGCATATGGATATTGCAAAGCAGTGTGCCTATGTAATCGAACCTTTCTTCCCTATGATACAGGAGTTTATACATGATGCTTAAACCAGCTACAGAAAAACCACACGTACAGTTAATTTCTTACCCATATGAAAGTGTAACCTCTGTAAACACTCGCATCTGCATTGATGTGATGGAGAAAGACTTATCACGAGACGATATGGTTGAGGTGCTTGAAACTTTTATGAAGGCAATAGGCTACAACTTTAAGCCTAATGAGTGCCTGAGCATCGAGGAAACATTTTAATGGAAGGCAGGAAGTTTGATAGTGAGAAGCCGAAAATGCACCTTCTGCCTCCTAATGCTACGCTTGAAGTAGCAAAAGTATTGACTTTCGGAGCACAGAAGTATGACGAAGAAAACTGGCGTAAGTTAGAGAATGCACAGAAGCGTTACACAAGCGGTGCACTACGGCACATATTCGCCCACATGGGTGGCGAGCTACAAGACCCAGAAACAAATTATTCACATCTAGCACACGCTATTTGCTGCTTGATGTTTAAACTAGAATTGGAGTTAGAGAATGGCGAGAACAACAGTAAAGAAAAAGAGTTACGAGAACTTATCGAATCAAAACATCGAGAAGGTGATAGCACTTCTAAACCCCAGTTCTTCGGAGAAACCTATAACCAAAAAGGAAGCCTGTGATATTCTAAACATAGCCTATAATACAACTAGGCTAAATAAGATTATTGAGGACTATGAGGATAGAAAAGCATATGTCAAAAAACGAAAGCAGTCTCTGCGGGGTCGTCCAGCGTCACGCGAAGAAATCGCTGAAGCGTGTGAAAGCTACCTCACAGGAGATACTATCACAGATATCAGCAAGTCACTCTTCAGAAGTGCATCCTTTGTACGATCTATTCTTGAAAGAGTTGGAGTCCCACAAAGACCGAACTCCAAAGAAGAAAGACTAGACCCTCACTACTATCCAGACGAGTGTTTGTCCGAAGACTACGCAAACGGAGAGACTGCGTGGTCGGCAACATACCATGCCGCTGTAGAAGTAAGAGAGCGACTCACTCCAGAGTATGTGGCAAGTAAACCTGGTCTAGGAAATACTGACTATGAAAGTAAATACGGCTGTCCTGTATATGCAATCTATGTGAAACAGAAGGTTGAGAGCGATGATACTTTCTTTTCAAATGTAACACAAGGTGGTTTTTCTGCCTTTGCACCTGCCTACGAATTATGCAAGCTAGAACATTTGCGAGATTACGGGGTAAGAATTGAAAGGTTGTAAAAAATATTACTTGACATTATGGTTATATTTTGCGATAATAGTTTTTCAAAATATGAGAGGAAGCTATGGGCGACAGATTCTATAGTCAACAACTTAAAGCTCTGGGTGACTGCCCAGGAAACAAAAACCCTAACAAGAGGACACGAAAAGTGGCTTGGGACGACGATAAAAAAGCACAAGCAGTATCAATGTACGAAGAAGCAGAACCAACTCCAGAGACCAGTATGGAGATTGTGAAAGATATTGCAGAAGAACTAGACGAATCACCTAATGGTGTTCGTATGATCTTAACAAAAGCTGGCGTTTATGTTAAGAAAACCCCTGCAGCTAAATCTAGCGGCGGGTCTAATGGTGGTGGTAGTACACGAGTATCTAAAGCAGCAGCTGCAGACGCTCTTATTGCCGCACTAGGAGATGCAGGTCAAGAAGCTGATGAAGAAATCATCGCTAAACTGACTGGTAAAGCATCTCAGTACTTTACCAAAGTAATTCAAGCAATTAACGAAGGTTAAGTCCTCAAGTACCCCTGCTAGTTTCGGCTAGCGGGGTATTCTTGTATCTAGCAAAAGCACCTCGCAGTAAGTACATTCACAATAAAGATTGCTGAATTACTACCAAGGAGCTAAAGTGAAAAAGCAAGAACTGGCACGATTAGTGCACGACTATGGAGACGCCATTATTACTTATCGTAGTGAGCACTCCAAAAAACTGAAGTACAATGTTTGTACTTTAGACTTCTCAACTCCCTACATCCAAAAGAAAAAGAATAGGGCAAAGGAAACTGCAGATACATTACTTTTCTTCTGTTGGGATACAGATTCATACCGATTACTAAGACCTGCAAACGTGTCTAGTGTAGTTCCTCTTGCTTCCGTTCTTAAGAACGAAGGCAGGAGATAATGGAATTACACCAAGCCCCCGAAGCATACTCTCGAGTTATTCATTACGATGAAGTAAAAGAAGTACAGATAAGATTAACAATTAATACCTTTCGTAATATAGAGTATATCCATTTACGAAAGTATTACTTGGACTTTGACGAAGAGTGGAAACCTACACCTGAGGGTGTGGCAATGCCTCTTGATCTATCTAACTCAAAGGAACTTTTTGCAGGGCTAATAGAAATACTATCTCTAGCGGAATCAAAGCAACTAATAGAAGAACATTTTTCAGATCTAATTCAGGATCTCTATAAATAGTTCTTGACAATCTTCCTGAAATTCCGTATAATATACTTTCTTATTTAGGAGAATACTATGCACGAATTTTTGGACAGAGCAAGTAAGTTGTACTATGAAGGTACTCCGATTCTTAGTGATGAAGAGTTTGATCTTCTTGCGACCAAGCATCAATACAATCGAGTTGGTTACCAAGTAACTGATGCGGTTTCTCATGCTCATCGTATGTACAGTTTGCAAAAATGCTTTAACATCCACGAAGCTCCTTTAGATATCTCTGAGTGCATTCAAACTCCTAAGTTAGACGGAGCGGCAGTTTCTCTGTTGTATGTTGAGGGTTTTCTCCAGTTAGCTCTTACGAGAGGTGACGGCATACAAGGCAGAGACATCACTGATAAGATGGCTACACTAGTACCTAATCAGATTAGTAATACTAACCTGGTTCAGATTACTGGTGAAGTAGTTGCTCCTTATGGTATAGCAAACGCCCGCAACTTCGCTTCGGGGTCGCTTGGTCTTAATGATCTTGCTGAGTTTAAAACTCGCCCCTTAGTCTTTGTGGCATACGATGCTACGCCTCATCTTACTACAAAATACCCTTGTGCTCTCGAAGAGTTGCACAAGTTAGGTTTCAATGTAGTAACTCGATTCGACTGTAGTGACTATCCTACGGATGGTGACGTGTTTCGACTTAAGTCAAACGTAAAGTTTGATGCCTTGGGACATACAGCGAATCACCCTCGAGGTGCTTTTGCCCTGAAATCAGTCAAGGCAGGAGAGATGACGCAATTGAAAGATGTTGTATGGCAGCTAGGAAAGTCAGGGGTCGTAAGTCCTGTGGCTATTTTAGATCCTGTAGTTATTGATGGCGCTAACGTGTCTCGTGCTACACTGCACAACATCGAGTACATTCGTGATCTAAACCTTGAAATCGGTTGTTATGTAGAAGTTATTAGGTCTGGGGATATTATACCTCGGATTGTCAGACGGGTAGAACCTGTTTGACATGAAGAAAAATAATTCTTGACAGAAATCTTAAATTTCCGTATAATATACTTTCAATTTCAGAGGAGAGACCATGACCACAATAGAAGCACCCACAGTTTGCCCAAGTTGCAGCTCGGTACTTGTAGCGGTCAATCATCTTCTGTATTGTAAAAATCCGCATTGCGGAGAAAAAGTTGCAAAACTCATCGAGCACTTTGCCAAGACACTGAAGATCAAAGGCTTAGGGCCAGCTACTATAGCTAAGTTAGATATTGTTTCTCTTGAGGAACTTTACGACTTGTCTCTTGAAGAGATTTCCCTTGCCTTATCTTCAGATCGTCTTGCCGTCAAGTTAGTAGATGAGTTGCAACGATCTAGGACTGCACCACTTAATGTGTTGCTTCCTGCTTTCAGCATACCGTTAATTGGTAAATCAGCCTCGGAAAAACTCTCGAAAGTCTGCGAAGACATTGAAGAAATAGACTACGATGTGTGCCGTAAAGCTGGTCTAGGCGAGAAAGCATCTACTAATTTGTGTAACTGGATACATGACGAGTATTATCAAGTGTCTTTGTTACCTTTTAGTTTTAAATTTGCAAAAACACAAACTACAACCACAACCCACGGTATAGTCTGTATCTCTGGTAAGCTAAAGAGTTTCAAGACAAAAGCCGAGGCTCAAAACATATTGCAAGAGCTTGGTTATGTGGTCAAATCAAGTTTGACCAAGGATGTCACAATCCTGGTGAATGAAAGCGGAGTCGAATCTGCTAAAACTAAGAAAGCCAGAGAATCTGGCGTTCAAATCATAACTAACCTTTTAGATTTTATTGGAGAATAAAATGGCACTTCCTAAGTGGACTGATGAGCGTACCGATGCTCTTACTAATTTCGTAGGTGATGAATCACCTGTCTCTCAAGCAACAGTTGCAGAAGTAGCTGAACAACTTGAAACCTCTACTCGTTCCGTATCTAGCAAACTTCGCAAGATGGGTTTTGACGTAGAACTTGCCTCTGCAAGTGCTTCACGCGCATTTAGCGATGCTCAAGAAGCTACTTTGTCAGCTTTCGTAACTGACAACAGCGGCACTTATACTTATGCTGAAATCGCTGAAAACTTTGAAGGCGGCGCTTTCTCAGCTAAGTCAATCCAAGGCAAAATCTTGTCTATGGAACTGACTGGTCACGTTAAGCCAGCTCCTAAAGTTGAGTCTGTAAGAACTTACAGCCCTGACGAAGAAGCTACTTTTGTATCTATGGTACAAGACGGTGCTTTCGTAGAAGCTATTGCTGACGCACTAGACCGTTCAGTAAACTCTGTACGTGGTAAAGCTCTTAGCTTGCTTCGTTCAGGCGACATTGATGCTATCCCACGTCAAGAAACTACTAAAGGCACTTCGAAAGATGATCCTTTGGCAGACCTTACTGACATCGGTGGCATGACTGTTGAAGCTATCGCAGAATCTATTGGCAAAACTGCTCGTGGTGTTAAGACTATGCTTACCCGCCGTGGTTTGTCAGCCTCTGACTATGATGGCGCAGCTAAGAAAGAAAAAGCGTCAGCTTAATCCTTTTTAGCTTAATTCAAGGGCAGTCTCTTCGGGGTCTGCCCTACATTTTAGATTTGAAATCGGGAGACTTTCAAAATTGAACATTGCTAGTGCGCTCATAAAGCAAGTGCTTGAGCTTCAGGACTTTCAGACCTGGAGTGTCGCGCACAAGCATTACTTTTCCAGTGAGTATCATAGCCTTTATAAGGTTATTGATAAGCACTGTGAAGAGTTTCATAAAGTCCCTACGATTGAAGATCTAAAATTTGAGATTCGTGACTCAGCTACTCGAGAGAAACTCTACGCTGTAGAAGCAGTCGAGGTCGATGCAGACCCTCATATGCTTCTCGAGTATCTGAAGAACGAATACACTCAAAAAGAAATTCTGGACTCGCTAGAAGATTATGTTGAGAACTCTGTTGCATTTGAAAATGCTTCGGAGTCTGTCAACCACTTACATCAGATCGTCCTAGACGTTGAAGATAAAGTTGATCTTGAAGACCCGCAGGAAAGTATGCAACGTATTGAACTGTTCGAGCCAGAAGAAGATTTAGCCAAGTACATGAAACTCGGACTCAACGAAGAGTACGACTACGAAATACAGTTCTCTCCTCGAGATCTTGTTATGGTTGGTGGTCGCCGAGGTGCTGGTAAGTCTGTTATCTGTGCAAACATTGCTAACAATGTTTACGCTAGTGGTAAATCGGCTATGTATTTCACTATTGAAATGGATAGCCGGTCTATCCTTCAACGCTGTTGTTCCATTGCTACTAAAATTCCTTTCGCTCGCCTTCGTACTCAAAATCTGAGTGTAATTGAGTGGGAACAAGTAGCAGGTTGGTGGGCAGCTCGCTATGTTGATGGACAAGACCGCTTGAAGGAATATAGAGAACATCGTGACTTTGATAAGTTGCACACATCACTGAAGAACACCTGCGAGCTTCTCCCGACTCAGCAGTTGGACGTAGTGTATGACCCTGCACTTACTCTCTCCAAAATCCGTGCCGAGCTTGACAAAAAAGTCAAACCTCTGGGTGTTGGTGTCATTATCGTTGACTATATTAATCAGGTAAAGCGGTCGAGTCTACCATCACGAGGTGGTCAGTATGACTGGACAGAGCAAATTGAAGTAAGTAAAGCATTGAAGTCTATGGCTCAAGAGTACGACTGCACAGTATTCTCTCCATATCAAACAGATGCTAGTGGTGAGGCACGTTTTGCTAAAGGTATCCTTGATGCCGCAGACGCTGCTTATACGCTAGAAACATGGGATCACGAAGATGCTTGTATCACACTGAACTGTGTGAAGATGCGTAGTGCTTCTATGAAATCATTCACATCAGAGGTAGACTGGGATAGCCTGAAGATTGGCCCTGAGTCTGCACTCACTCCTAAAGAGAAAGAAGATTCTTCGCATAAAACAGGCGAAGAAATTGATGATATTTAAAAATATTTCTTGACTTCTTATGTGAAAGTGCGTATAATATACGGATACTTTACAGGAGAAAGCACATGGCACTTACATTCGGCAGTTTACGACACACTCCTTCTGGTAGGAAGCGCAAGCCCTTGCCCAGAGCAAAGAAGCGTGTTACTGAGTGGAAAACTTACGAAGCTCCCAAGACTTATCGCAGAGAGACTCCAGAGTATCCATCTTCTGACGACAAGGGACACAGCACATTATTAGTAGAAAAACCACAGCTAGATAGTAAATATACGATTGCACCTGCCTACAACAAAGGTGCATACCAAGTAATCAGTACAGAAAACATTAAGGATATCGGACGTTGACAGTAGAAGAACTACTAACTTCAAGAGATGTTTATTTTATACCCAAAGGCGCAGACGCTATTGTTAGCTGTCTTAACCCTGAGCACGCAGATAGAAATCCTAGTATGCGTATCGACAAGATCACTGGTATCTTTCAGTGCTTTTCCTGTGGGTATAAAGGAAACATTTTTACACATTTTGGCGAAAAGGCAAACCAATTACAACTAAGACGAGAATTACTAAAAAAGACTATTAGAGAGAAAAGGTCTGAGTCGGTTGGTTTGTCTTTCCCCCAAAATATAATACCTTATGTAGGTAACTGGAGAGACATCAAGCCCGAAACATATAAGAGGTTTGAAGCTTTCCAACACCATGATCCTGACCACATTGGTCGGATTGTCTTCCCAGTACGAGATATATCTGGTCGTATTGTAGCCTTTAATGGTCGCCATACGACAGGTGGTACACCTAAGTACATGATCTCGCCTGCGGGTGCGAAGATGCCTCTATACCCTGTAGTAGAGCCTATAAGAGGTTCTGTTATACTTGTAGAAGGTATCTATGATATGGTAAATCTGCACGATAAAGGACTAGACAATGCAGTATGCTGTTTTGGAACAAAGAATATCAATGAAGATAAGTTACGTATGCTTTCGATACAAGGTGTAGAAGAAGTAGTAATTTTCTTTGATGGAGATGACGCAGGGCAAACTGCGGCAAAAGAAGTAAAGGACATGGCAGAGCGAGTAGGCTTAGCTAGTAGAAACGTAGCACTCAAGGACACAGACCCAGGTGCATTACCCCTGAAATCAGTACAAACACTAAAGAGTAAATTATATGCCTAAAGTTGCATTAGTAGAAACTAAACCAAGTAGAACAAATTTTAAGAAAGAGTTTGATAATGAGTTTGAGTTTGATCAGTATCAGCTCTGTTCAGACCCAAATATCAAAAAAGTACTTAAACGAGACTGCGACATCGAGATTGATGTAGACGCTTACGACTGGCTTATTCTAGTCGGCAGTGATGCACTCAAGTACTTTACCTCTGTGAACTCAGTCACAGAATACTCTGGCAAGAAAGTCGAAGAGAAGTTCCTGCCTGTCATTAACCCCGCTATGCTCGCATTCAAGCCCGAAGCACAGCGAACATGGGACGACTCCAAGCAAAGCATCGTAGAATACATTACAGGTGGTAAGCAAGATACTGTAATTACCGAGTACAATGCTTGGGGTATCCAAGATACGGAGGAAGCCAATGCTTTTATACGTGCTGCTATTTGCGCCCCTCTTGATTACATTGCTCTTGACTCGGAGACCACAGGACTATATCCAAGAGATGGCCATATGCTGGGCATTAGCCTTAGTTATGAAGCTGATCGTGGTGCATACATAGACACAGAGTGCTTTGACGAAGAAACAGAGCGTTTGTTACAAGAATTATTTGATAAGAAGATAGTAGTATTCCACAATGCCAAGTTTGATATGGCGTTCTTCGAATACCACTTTAACTTTAAATTCCCTAGGTTTGAAGATACAATGCTTCTACACTACTTGATTGATGAGAACCCTGGTACTCACGGTCTAAAGCAGTTGTCTATGAAGTATACACCTTACGGGGACTACGAGAAGCCAATGTACGAGTGGATTGATAACTATCGTAAACAGCATGGTATTCTCAAAAACGACTTCAACTGGGGAGATATTCCCTTTGACGTTATGAAACTATACGCTGGTATGGATGCTGCTTGTACTTTCCTTCTCTACGAGAAGTTTGTAAAGATTAAGCAGAACAAACGTCTAGCAAAAGTGTATGATAACATACTAATTCCTGGTTGCCGTTTTCTAACGGACATCCAAGACAATGGCGTGCCTTTTGATAAGTTACGTCTACTCAAGTCTCAGTCCCTTATGCAACAGGAGATTGACGATGCAGTAGCCGAGCTTTACAAAGAACCTGCTATTCGTAAATTTGAAGAAATTAATGGAAAAGATTTTAATCCTAATAGCACTGTACAGCTTCGCAGTCTGTTGTTTGACTTCGTTGGCCTCAATCCAACTGGTAAAAAGACTGGCACTGGTGCGCATAGCACAGACGCGGAAGTTCTTGGAGAGCTTGCAGAACAATCGCACATCCCAGGACTTATACTCAACATTCGACAAAAGTCCAAAATTAAAAATACTTATTTGGACAAGATCTTACCGCAGTTGGATCGTGATAGCCGACTACGTACAGGGTTTAACCTTCACGGTACTACTTCTGGCAGGCTTAGCTCTAGCGGCAAACTCAATATGCAACAGTTGCCTCGAGACAATCCTATTGTAAAAGGCTGTATCAAAGCAGCTCCGGGGCATAAGATTGTTGCTATGGATTTGACCACAGCAGAGGTATATGTAGCTGCAATCCTGGCAAAAGATAAAGCATTGATGGATGTATTTAGATCTGGAGGTAATTTCCACAGTACAATTGCTCACAAAGTATTCAAACTACCTTGTGAAGTAGGTGAAGTAGCAGAACTCTACAGCACACAAAGACAGGCGGCTAAAGCTGTAACCTTCGGTATCATGTATGGTGCAGGAGCAAACAAGATCAGTGAGCAAGTCACAAAAGATTCAGGCACATACTTTAGTAGACAAGAAGCACAAGAAGTTATTGATGAGTATTTCAACGCTTTCCACAAACTAAAGTCGTGGATTGAAGATAACCAAAAATTTATTCGACAGAATGGATTTATTTACAGCTACTTCGGTAGAAAAAGGAGATTACCAAATGTCGCATCGACAGACAAAGGCATCCAGAGCCATAGCATTAGGTCTGGTCTTAATTTTCTGGTCCAGTCTGCTGCTAGTGATATTAACCTTCTCGGGGCAATAGACATGAGCGAGTGGATTAAAGCAAACGGCAAGAAAGCTCGTATATTTGCACTCGTACACGATTCCATTCTAGCAGAAGTACCAGAGGATGAAGTAGAAGAATACAAAGAGAAGCTACAGAGCTTTATTCAGCTCGATAGAGGTCTATCTATCCCTGGCGCTCCAGTAGGTTGCGACTTTGAGATTGTTCACGAAGATTATTCTGGCGGTAAATTCGAGAAGATGTATGGCGAACAACTAGAAACAGGAGAACAGTAGTATGTTAGAAAGAGTAGTTGAAATATATCGTATTGTCATGGACTTAAGGTATAATCCTTTAAGATTCATTCCCGATCCAGTATTACAGGCTTATTTGCTACTGGCGTTATTCGTAATGTGGTGCGGGTTCTTTGGAATCATCGCAATCTATTACATGGGTTGGCTAGGTTACAGTATTCCTGTATCAATAGCAGTACACTTGTTAATTATTGTACCAACTATTATTACAAACGCAGTATTCCTACAAGCTGAGAGGGACAGAACATGAGTAATACAGATTTAATATGGTTATTATCTCCGCACGGAAAAGGTAAGAACATGGCCCAGTGGGTTGTAGACACCTATAAAGACAGAGTAGATTATAACCCAACAGTCGCAAACTGGGTAAAAGCATCCCAGCAGATTTTAGACACAGACGAAAAGCTAGGCTTAGCTGAGTAACTATGTCTATCACATTTAGAGAGGCAGGGCACATTACGTACCCAGTATTTGTACTAAACTCAGGAGAGTGGGAGTCCCATGATGGTTTACTCTTTTTAGAGGGTAAAATACTTGATGACCGCAATATGGAAGGTACTACTCTCGGGGCTAGACGTATGCAGACCCCTCAAAAAGGTCTGTATCCGATGAAAAAAATGCTTACTTCGTACAACGGCATATTGAAGCAAAAAACTAAGTATTTCATAGACAATAAAGGTTTGCCGTTTCGATACGAAAAGACTGTTTACGCACAGTTAAAATACTTGCGTATAAAGCGTGTAGTACAGAAAGATGTTGCTACACTTGTTTGGTTTAGGGAGCATAACGCTCCTTTTACCGTTCCACGCCCTCCTGAAGAAGGTTACCTTTGGGCAGGGGTTCTTCACCTACATGGACTTCCGTGGGTGCTGTATGAGTATTCTCAAGAAAAACTCAAAGATACTAGGAAGAAAGTATAATTTATGGCTAAAAAACGAAAAACTCTAGCAGGTGTTAATTTTGACCTGCAAGAAATCGAACCATTAACACGAAACCAGCTAAAAGCCTTTGAATCTGATAAACACATGGTTCTGCACGGACTCGCAGGAACAGGTAAAACCTTCATATCGTCATATCTAGCATATGATGACATGACAAAAGGTGCTTATCAAAGGTTAGTAATTATCCGTAGTGCAGTTCCTACACGAGACATTGGATTCTTACCTGGCACAGAGAAAGAGAAGGCTTCAGTCTACGAAGAACCTTATAAAGATATTGCTAATGATTTGTTTGGTAGAGGCGATGCCTATGAGATACTAAAACAAAAGAATTTAGTAGAATTTATGACAACTTCGTTCATTCGAGGTATCACACTACGAGATGCTGTAGTCTTAATTGATGAGTGTCAAAATATGTCTTTTCACGAGCTAGACTCTATTATCACTCGTATGGGTGAGAACACTAGAGTTATATTTTGTGGAGATTTCCGACAAGCAGACCTGCGAGGAAACGGAATTAAAGATTTCTTTCAGGTATTGAAGCGTATGGGTCTTTTCGACTTTATTGAGTTTGAGGTTGAAGACATTGTGCGATCCGACTTTGTCAAAACATATATTATTGCTAAGAACGAACTTGAACTATGAAAGCAGTTATAAGCCACAGAATATACATGGATTGCGATGAACGACTGCAAGAGCAGATCGACAAAGAGCTCACGTATACTATTCCCTCGCACAACCCTCTTGACCCACCTGAAGTGATCAAGAATATGGGCATTATTCGTAATGGGTTAGTCTCATTACCAATAGGGCGTACGGATTTGATACCAGAGCACTATGAAATAGTCGATAGGCGTGTAAATAAGCCTGTGGAATTTCCTGAGTTTAAGTTTGAGCTTCGACCAAGCCAAAAGAAGGTTTATGATGAAATCGAAGATAACAGCATAATTAACGCATGGGTCAGTTGGGGCAAGACATTTACAGGTTTAGCTATCGCGGGTAAACTCGGTCAGAAAACACTCGTTGTTACTCACACTGTCCCTCTACGCAATCAGTGGGCAAAAGAAGTAGAGAAAGTCTATGGATTTAAGCCAGGCATCATAGGCAGTGGTCAGTTTGATCTTGACGCTCCTATCGTAATTGGCAACACTCAGACTTTATACCGTAATATCGAGAAGGTTCGTAAAGAATTTGGGACTATCATACTTGATGAAATGCATCACGTTAGTAGTCCCACCTTTTCGAGGATTTTAGATACAAACTACTGTAGATATAAGATAGGTCTATCGGGTACTATAGAAAGAAAAGATGGAAAGCACGTTGTGTTCAGAGATTACTTTGGTAATACTCTTTTTAAGCCACCTAAAGAAAACTATATGACCCCTACAGTACGTGTTGTGCCGTCTGAGATAAGGTTTATGGACGGTGCAAGAATACCCTGGGCTAACAGAGTGACAAAGTTAGCTACAGACGAAGAATATCAGCACACAGTTAGTATGCTTGCCGCGGCCTACGCCGCAAAAGGGCATAAAGTGTTGGTAGTAAGCGACCGAGTAGGATTTTTGAAGCGTTGCGCCGAGCTGACTGGCGATAAAGCCATTTGTGTTACGGGCGAGGTAGCACACGAGGACAGAGAAACGCTCGTGGATAGAATTTTATACGGTGATGCAGAGATTCTTTACGGAACACAAGCGATATTTTCCGAAGGTATCTCTGTAGACACACTCAGTTGCCTAATTCTAGGCACACCCGTTAATAATGAACCCCTGTTGACGCAGCTTGTGGGGCGAGTTATTCGTAAACGAGAAGGTAAAAAAGACCCTGTGATAGTAGATATACATCTGAAAGGAAATACGGCTCGAAAACAAGCCTCGAATCGTATCGGCTTCTACATGAAACAGGGTTGGGATATTAAGTACCTTTAAAAAAATATTTCTTGACAACTTGGTGAAAACAAAGTATAATATATGCTCTTATTTGATTGGAAGAAGGTTTTTGATACGGCACAGGGGAATATTTCCACCTGTATTCTAATAATGGATATGCTGATAGGCAATAAAGTGCCTGTTAACAAGTATGACCCTATCTATAAATTTTCTAGTAAAAACTTTTCCGGCAGTTCCTTTCTGGTTCACCCAGAGTTTTTGCTGTACCATTCTCATAAGTATACCCAAAGAGAGTTATGTATCTATTATGCGCTTGCTTCTTTACGGAGCTTGCCAGAATATATCGCGACTCACAAAACTACACTAGACGCACTGCATTGTCCAGTGCCTTTAGATGAAATTAACGATAATAGGCTACTCATAGTAGATGAAAAAGATATTACATTTATCTATGAAGAAGTCACACTGGAGACTATACACTAATGGCTATTGCATTTAACCAACAAAAGGGTTCTGCCCAAAAATCATCAATCTCATCCTTTCAGTACAAAGACGGCGATAACAAAATGCGTATCGTTGGCGACATTCTTGCTCGCTA